TCGTAGAGTTCGTATCTAAACTTGACAACCTTGTTGATATCAAAGTATTCATCAGTTATCTTCTTTAGATTCATACCCATCTCCTCACGACCTTTCTTGTCCTTGATCACCTTAGTCATGATACGAACCCACTCAGACTTAGGATTGGACTTGTCTATGAGATAGCCTGTCTCTCCATTACGGATAGTCTCATCATAGCAACCGCAGTTAGTTGCGACAAGAGGAATACCATAACGACCACACTCAGCTACTTTGATCTCACTCTTACTGTCGTTGAAGTTATTAAACTGTAGAGGGGCGATAGCTACATCCATGTTAGTGTAGAACTGACCATACCTATCTGGTCCCATGGCTGGTCGTACAGCCCAGTTCTTAGAGCCTCTCATACCGCTTACAAGCATCCTCTGGTAGTTGTCCCAGACATCCTGCTGCCAGTCCTTCTTTCCGTCCTGTGGCATTGGAGGGCGTCCATAGAAGTCCCACCACACACGCTCACGACCAGCCTTTTGATTGACCAGCCATGGAATACCTACGAACTCTTTAAGATCTTGCTCATGGTGAATACCGCCTACCCAACCAACACGGCAAAGGTTCTTTCTTTGAGGTAGTATCTTTGCCATATTCCAGCAAGGTAGATCATAATCAATTGCATTCTTTACAACAGCTAATGTAGTATTCTCACCACAGAAAGGATGAACCCTCTCTGCGAACTTCTTCTGTGTAACAGTTACAAGGTCAGAGTTGTTATAGATGAACTTAGTTATATCACTAAGACCTTTCTCTTGATATACTTTCTCTAGTCGGTGACCTGCATAAACATCAGTTAGAAGATCATCAGTATCGTAATGCATGAACTTTCCAAACTTCTTAGCCATACCTACGATACGAGCAGTGTAAGGTCCACCGAAGTTAGAAAGATTCTGGGTGAAGATAATGTCAGCCCACTTCATGTCCTCGAACTGCCAGTCTTCTTTCCATTGACCAGCCTTAGGCCCTTCTTCCTCTATACCGAGAGGATTCTTGTTGAACCTAATCTCTACATCATCACCGTGATGTTGAGCCATCTTGTTGAAGGGGAGCCAAGCTCTATAATACGCACATCCGCCATCATTAGCGGGAACAACAAGTATCTTTAGTTTACTCATAATAAGAAGAGAGGTGGCTTTCACCACCTCTCTATTATAGTGCAAGTCTGAGTTTTTTAAAGCGCCCGTCTAACGCTTTTTTCGAGTTTCTAGACTGTCTACTTCGCTGCCCGACAGGATCCCCTAGAACACTCTAGTAGGATCACCTCCTTCGTCGGGATTGGCTCAGACAGCATCAAACATCATGCAACAGGTTCTTCGGGTACTTCTTCGTACTCCCACTCAGAATCATCTTCAGCAGCAATCTTAGATGCCTCAGATGAGTGTGATAGGCCAAGACCAGCACCAATAGCTTTTACAGTGCCCACAAGATCAACAGAGGTGTCTCCTTTGTGAGGTACAAGAGCTTTGGCTGCCTTGACATAATGCTTGCGCTTACGCTGAGAGAAGAGTGTGACAACACCTTCCCATGCAGCAAGGCCAGGGAGGAAGGTACTAGCAATACCAAACCCTGCGTCGATCATGGCACCAAGATCCTCACCGCTAGGAGCAGCAGGGATATAAGCAGCATCTTCTTTAAGTTGCTCCTTATCTGCCATTACGACAGTTGTGCCTTCAGGAACTTTAGCCTTGATCTCTTCAGGAAGCTGCTCCCATGGGATGACAGCACCTTGTTGACCTTCGGCAAGTTGATCAGCGGTGGTAAAGACAGTACCCTCGCCTAGGAATTCCTCAAGCATAGCGCAAGATGCAACACCAAACGCTAGGACTGAGGCTGCGATTACATTGATTAGTTTCATGACAATAGCCTCTTAGTAAAATCATCATCGGAACCCGCATCCGAATCATCTTCTTGAAGAGTGCGTTCCCGTGGCTGTAGTTCAGGCCGCAGGTTGAGAACTGCCTCTTTCACATCATCGTACTCTTCAAGCTTCACAAGGGAGTGAATATCGTGAAGAGACTCCATCACCTCTGAGATCATCTTCTTGCTGCCAAGCGGAGTTGCCTTAGGACGGAACATGGATTGATCGTACTTGGGCCATTGACCTTCCTTCTTCATGTGAAGCTTGAAGTCGTGGCCGATCTCGGTATCAAGGATACCATTCTCAGACTGCTCGAAAAGATCAGCGTAGTCGGGATCCATCATAGTCTCGACAATCTTCTGGAACAGGATAACGCCAATGGAGAAGATCTTGACCTCCTCGTTCTCACGATCATAGGCGTTCAGGTAGTAGCGAGCACGGGGCTTGATCTGGCGAGCAAGATCCTCGTCCTCCTTGGAACCAGTCTTCCACAAGGCGTAGTAAAGATCACAGAGAGGGCATTTCTCTCCATGCACCTTGCGGCAGTGTACATTCTTCACCGAACCATCAGGCTGAGGGACACGGTGGATTTTAGTCTCTGCGTAGAAGTTCTTGTCAGAATCAGCAGAGGCGGGAAGGATGCGAAGATAAGCCTCGCCCTCCTTTACTTGGTAGAACTTGTTCAGGAAGTCCTGATCTCCACCAGCGGCTTTAGGGTTGGTAAGTTGTTGGTGCTTCTGACGAAGCGCGTTTAGGTCAATAGCCATAGTTAGTTTTCCTTATATAGTAGTTCAGTCAGTGATCATTCTCGTCTCAGCGCGAGAATTTGCAGAAAGTTGTACAAGCAGATCCTTTCTATGAGACATAGATTGGACTAGTGACTTGAGGAGACCCTGCTTGTAACGCTTCTCCTCAAGATTCTTCTTCATAGTATATAGGGTATCATCACGGCCAACATAGTCATCGACGGCAGCGACCGTTGCCCTTGCTCCAGCCTTGATAATAGCATCACGGGCGTCATTTTTCAAGTCCACCTCATGCTTTTCCATCTCTACCTCGTAATCCTTTACATTCTTAGTGGCATACTCTAGTAGACCACAGTAGTAGGAATACAGACGAGAGTGCTTAAGGATCTCATCGTTTACAGAAAACTTATCAATACTAAGCAGGCTGTCCGCGAGGGTAAGGTAAAGATCCATGTCTAGATCCTCGTATGCTCTCAGTAGATCTTCACTCTTCATCGAATAGTACACTCCATAGTTCAGGATTCAGGTGTCGAAACAATAGTAGTCCACGGGTAGCGGATTCTACAACAAATTCGTTAGTTGTTGTAAGATCCACAGTAGCATCCTCGTCGTTAGCCCTCAGGCCCATTGTAGAAAAGATAACATGGAAGATCTCATGTAGCAGCGTCGGGCGAAGCACTTTGTCCTCGGCAGTATCATCCAATACTATAGCCATCTTATCGAAGTCGGTGAGACCTAAGCACTCATCGCCATCCAAGGTTATCTTCTTCTCAAATTTGATAGAGAAGGTGCCCCATCCATAGAACACCTCCCCTACATCCTTAATTTTCTGCTTCAGGCTCTTGGTTCTCGTCATGGTCAACCTCTTGCATAACCAACACATTATAGTTGATGGTCATGGGGATGACGAACCTAGCCTTGCCGTTCCTGGCTTTCATAACATAGGCTCGCATCATACCCTCATCGAACTCTTCTTCGTCTTGGTTGAGAGAGATTGCAAGGTCCACCACACGGAACTTACCATAGGAATCTCCTAGGTGTTCATCAGTGATTAGACGGGCTCCACGACCTGCACGGTTGGTCTGAGTAGCAGTCCAGATCAACATGTCCTGCTCCACACCAATGCCTCGTAGCTCCTCTGCAATACGCTGCTGGGCTTCATACTCACTCATGCCTTCACGGACTGGACGGAGTAGTTCCATGTAGTCGATGACAAGCACATCAGGCACAAAGTCCTCGTAGCTCTTAAGTTGATTCAGGTAGGCCCGAATCGTGTTAACATTCGCCATCCCTGTGGGGAACTCCTTGATACGGAGGTTGGCCTTAGGGAAACGATCCTGAAAGATCTTGTGACGCTGACGGAGCATCTTCTGCTCACGCTCTTGCCCAAGAAGCTTTTGGGGGATCAGAGTGGAGATAGAGTCGATGCGTTGACCCACTCTATCTTCACTCATCTCCAACGATATATAAACAACTTTCAGGTTTTCAATCAGACATTTCACTGCCTGATTGGCTAGGTAAAGGGACTTGCCAACCCCAGGAGGAGCAACAACCATAGCAAGTTCCTTTTTACGAAGACCGCCACCGTTAAGACCACGATCAAGGCTAGGCAGGCAAGTCTTGATGTAATCATCGTCATTGACGGTCAGAAGGCGCTCCCAGCGTGCTTCGGTGTCTTTGAAGTAGTCTTGGCCGAAGTCCTGGCTGCGAGCAACCAGTAGTGCGTCCTTAACTTCCTTCTCGATCTCATCGAAGCGTCCGTCTCGCATGAGGTCAACAGACTTGGTTATAGCTTGCTTCATGGACTCTCTGCGAGCAAACTTCTCCACACAGTCTACAATGAACTCAGTGTTCTGGACTGTGGAGGCATCAAGGTTGTTGATAAAACAAACTTCGTCCTCATACTCTGCGACAGACTCCGATTGCCTCTTGCGGTCCTTGCAGAACTCAAGCAGGAAATCGTCATTAGGGAGCTTGTGATACTTCCCAAAGAACTCCGTAATACCTTCGTATAGAGTGGAGTGAATGGGATACTCAAAATACTCCGACTTGACGAGCGGAGCGATCTCGTTGAAGAAATCAAGATTACTCTTTGCGAGGTTGAGAATGCCTCGCTGAATGTTGTCTGAAAAGTTGTATGCCATATCGTTGTTTAT